CCCTGGCGGTAGAATACCTGCGCCGAATGATTGGCACCGAAAAGATAGCCAAAATCCAGGCGGAGCTTGAGGCCAAGCGCGACCTGGCCGAACTCGCTGTCCGCTTTGTGGAGCAGGCTTATAAGTCTTACGGCGGGTCCGATAAATTCAATGCGGCCTGCCAGTGGCTTGCCGACCAGGCCAGGGGGAGGGGTATTAAGCTGACACAGGACGAGATCAAAGGACTTATCGAGGGCAGCCTACGGCTTATCAAGGATGAGTTCGGGGAGGAATGGGGGAAGGCGGGTACTGCCGAATGATGAGCGAAGAGGAAAAAGCGTTGAACACACTTTTAGACCAGGTGATCCGCACCGCCCAAGTCGGCAAAACAAAGCCGGATCCCCGCGACAAGAAGCAACTCTTGAAAAAGATATGCGACCTGACCGAACGCTTTATGGTTGAATAAAATATTTCACGTAGAATGATGCCCCGGGCTTAGGCCTGGGGCATTTTTATTTTTGGCCGAAAACTGGCTATATTTTTGATTTATGTGTTGACAATCAAGTTTTGATTTGGTATACTTAATTCAAGATAAAGGTCAGCCCACCTGAACGGGCAGAAGGGAGTCTGAAATGATTAAAGTATCCCGAAAAGGCACAGATGTTAAGGTTGAATACTACAACGACTTCAACCAGCGCGAAGGCCAGGCAGCGGCATTTTGCAAAAGCATCAAGGCCGCGCAGGAATTAACGCAAGATGTCCGCAAGGCTGTAAGCCTGGGTTATGGTTTTGCAAAGTGCCGGGCCATCCTGGAGGGAGACACGATTCAACATGATTAAATCCTACTGCACCCAAAACCAGGGAGACTGCAAAACCTGCTCACTCGTAAACTACGGCCGGGACTGCTACAACAAACCCCTGCATGGCGGCCCAAGGCCCGGCGCTGGCTCCAAAAAGCAAGCGCCGGAGGACGCAAAACGAAGGACATTTTTACTGACAGACATTGAGCATGATAAAGTTAAAGAGTATATCAAGCAGTTACGTTCCGCCGAATAGGCGGTTTTTTTATTTTTGCGAATTCTTTTTACACTTGTCAGCGATGTCTTTGGCGGCTTTATTGATGTCATAAGAATCGCGGTCATAGTCCCTGTCTTTGTTGTCTTCGAACAGCTTTAACAAACTAAACACCTCCAGAAAGTATTATTGTCCAAGCCTTAGATACATATACTTACCGGAGGAGGTGTTTTTATTGGATTCTGAGCCGACCCCCATCGTATTGCCGCAGGATATGACGGAAACAATAAATGCAATTTATACAAAGGCAAAAAATATCAATCCAAAACTTACTCAAAACGACGTCGTGGAGTGTATCTTGAAAGAATGGCTATTGCAATACAAAAGAGATAAGCATAGCATTAACCCAAAATCAAAGGTTAGACTTAAAAACAGATTAAGGCAGGCCATTGAGCTATGCGGAAAGACCCAAACGGCCGTGGCCAGGGAGGTTGGAATTAGCAGGACTTATCTGGGGCACGTAATTAGAGGGGAAAGCGATCCTTCGGTCACAGTTGCTCTTTTGCTGGTTGATGTGGTCAACTACCCACTTGAAAAATTTAATGAGGTTTTTTACCTGGAGCCCGTGGAATAATTTACATGCCCACGGGCTTTATTTTTTTGTCATTTTGGACAAACGGTGGGTGGTAAATATATATCACAGTATTTGATAGATTTGCTTACCAAGGAGGTGAAAACCATAAAGCACCAGGAAAACAGCTTTGCCGACGCGGCCAGGTTAATCAAGGATGTTTGGCGTCACAGGGATTTTACCCTGAGTCTATTCGGTCGGGAAATAAAAGAGATAACCAACCCTATTCCCGGGCCATGGAAAGGCAAAACCTTTCACCTTGAACATGAGTTGCCCGGCACCATTCTGGACACCATTGACGTTCTTTGGCCGGAGCCCCGGCCGCGCCCACTGCTCACCCACAAGAAGCGCACACCTACCGGCTGGCACCTGATCTTTACTCTGCCACCAGGAATATCTTTTAGCGACGTGGCCAAAAAACAGGAGTACTTCTCCGACGCCACCCGTACCCAGGTGGCCATTGAAAGGAAAGGAGGCTACCTGCATATGAGCATTACCGCCGGCGAAATGAAAACCTACTACCAGTACGAATGGGACCCGGCACCATTCAAAGACATGGACCTGCCGATTCCTATCGGTTACACACCGGCCGGCCTGGTGGTGGCCGACCTGGCTGCCCTGCCTCACATGCGGATCGGCGGCACGACCTTCACCGGGAAAAGCAATTGCCTCCACACCCTCTTTATTTCCCTGGCCATGCTGCCAAACGTGCTTCTGGCAGTAATCGACCTGGCCCTGCTCGAATTCAGCTACGTCAAAGATTACGCCGCCTTTGCCAGCGACACGCCGACGGCACTGACACTGCTCCGTGCGCTGGAGAAGGAAATGCACCGGCGCCGGCGGGTGCTGGATGCCGCCGGGGTGGTTAAGATTCAGGAGTACCGCGGCGACGACCTGCCATTTATTGTGCTCATCGTTGACGAATACAGTTTTGTTAATCCGAAAGGGACGTTTGACAAGGAAGAAAAGGAGCTCCGGAAGGAGTGCCAGGCTACTTGCTCCAACCTGGCTGCCCTGGCCCGGAAGGTTGGCATACACCTCGTCCTGGCCATGCAGCGTCCGGACATGGATATCCTGCCCGGGCAGTTGAAGGCAAACCTGCCGGGGGCAATCAGCTTTAAGACTATCAACCAGGTTAACAGTGAAATTATACTGGACAACGGCGCCGCGGCGGAGCTCCCGGATATCAAAGGCCGGGCTATCTGGCAGGTAGGTAATCAGCAAATGGAGGTCCAGACCATGCACCTGCCGGTCAAACGGGCGCGCAAAATCATTTCGGAGTTGAGGAGGGAAAGCAATGTCAGGCGGTTCTTTGAACCAGAGAAAAGGCTGCCAGCGGGACCGGTCAGTCCTGGAGGCCATAGCGACATGTCAAGCCTTGGACACGGAGCAGGTAAGGGCTCTGTACTTCCCGGGTCAGTACGGCCGGCGGAAGGCCCAGGAAAGGCTTAAGGCTTTGTTCGACCGGGCCAAGGTGAAGCGCTGGCGGCCGGCGCCGGATGCACCGTACATCTACTACCGGGAAAAGAAGCATGGTCGGATGGATCACTTGGTCGCTTTAAACTGGGTCCGGTGCTGGATGGTGCATGGGCTAAAGTCTTGGGAGTCCCTTTACCGGTGGGAGTACGAACAGAATTACGGCCTACTGCAGTGCGACGCCTTTGTCGCAGTAAAGAACACGGTGACCGGGAAGCTGAAGTTTTACTTTATTGAGTTGGACGTGGCAGAATCGGGCAACGCTTTTGACAAGGTTGGAAAGTATGTTCAAGTGTTCGATACGGAGGCCTACGCCGGCCGGTGGTGGGTGGACCTAACCGACCGGTTCCCGCCGGTCGTAGTGGTCACCACGAGCCCGGGCCGGATAAAAACTATCCGGGAGTTGGTGTTCAGGGAGAACCGCGCCGGCCTGGAGTTTAATCTGTACCTACTGGATGATTTAAGAAAGGAGCTGGCAGGCAAATGAAAATTATCGCCTGGCACGTAAAGGCGAAGGACCGGGAAGTAAAACCTGACTACATCTGGTTGGTTCCTGCTTTGAGTAGGTATTTCCGTGAGGCGTTCCCCCAGGGCGTACCCGTTTTCTCGGCAGTAGCCACCGGCGGGAAGATGTCTATGGGGGTTGTGGCCGGCGCTACCTTCGGCCCGGGCGGGCCTGGATTCGTATTGTTACAGATCCTTCTCCTGGCGGTAGTCGGGTATATGATCGACTGGATAGCCTCCGCCACTGGCCACAAGCAGCTGGGCAGTATGGCCAAAACGGTGACCCTCTTGTCAGCCTTTGGGATCGTTGTCGGTTCCATCGCTCAGGCACTGCAAAAGCTCTGGGATTTTGTTGGCTGAGAGTTCATGTTTTGGTTGGTGCGCTAGTTGGCACGCAGGTTTACACGTAAGTTCATACGCGCTGACGTTCATACGTTGGCGTTTTTTCTTTGTCTTTACTGGGGGAAAGGGCGGGGATAAGGGGTTCTGAAGGAAAACCCTTATGGCGGAGTTAGAGTAATGGCCGTCATTGCCACCCATTAATTTATCTATTATAATGGCCTGGGAGGAGGCAGTACCTATGGATCTTAGTCGTGGTATTTTGATCGACTTTGACGATTCAAAGACAACCGAAGTCATACGCCAAAAACCCTTATAAATCAACCATTACACGTTCTCTCCATCCGGGGAGGCGATTGAATGGGTAGAAGAAAATATCCAGAGTTTTCCCATCCGAGTATATTTCCTTAATCAATGAATGAATCAGATCCCTGTAAGCGATCGGTGCTTCCCATCTATGATCCCAGTTCTCCTGGAATGATTTTAAAAGTTGAAAGGCGTGGCTATCATCTCTACCATTATCTTGTAGAATAGATTCATTTTTTAATTTTTCCAGTTCGCTTAAAGTAATCTTTCTTTTTCTGTAGAAAGTTTCTTTATCGTCAATCCCTTCTTCATACATCTCTTGTTGACGGAGCAATTTTTGCTCCATTTTTTTTATTCTTTTTCCATTATCTGATTTAGTAGTTTTTTTCGTACTTACTTCTGAAGATTTCTCAAGTACTTTAACTAATTCTATGTTTTTAATTAATTCTATTTGAATGGCGTTCTCTATAATGTATTCTAATTTTTGAAAACCTTTGCAGGAATCTTTTCTTTCAATATGATGAAGGCACCTATATCCTTTTTTGCTAATGTGACTATGAAATGCTCCGGTTACGGGACCGCCGCACATGGAACATTTGAATATGCCGGTAAATACATACACCCTGTTACTTTTCTTTTTAAACGTGTCCTTCCTTGAAAAAACGTCCTGAATGACATTGAAATCATCCTCTGAAATTAAAGGTTCGTGTTCCCCTGGAAACGATTCATATTCTTTTGACCTTTTACAGTATTTTTTGCCACTCTCGGAAATAAAGGTTTTACGGTAACCATAGCGGACCCTCCCGATATAAAACGGGTTGGTCAGCACGTTATGGATGAGTTGAGGAGACCACGATAGGCCATCCCTTGTTTTGTAGCCCATTGAGTTCATTTCCCATGCAGTGGTACTCGTCCCTTTTGTCTTTAAAAATGTGCTGGCGATTTGTCTTATGATTTCAGCCTCTTCAGGAACGACCTCAATTTTTTTGATCTCCTTGTCGTATCTATATCCGAGCGGCGGCCGGCTGCCACCGGTCCACTTTCCCTTCTTGGCCAGTTCTCTGTTATGGTGGTAAATCCTCTCCCCGGTAAGTTCCCGTTCGAACTGGTTTACGGACCCGAGGATATTTACTATTAAACCACCGGCAGCCCCCTCGCTAAGAGGATCGGCAACGGCCACCAACTTTACTTCCAGGGATTTTAACTTTTTTAGGGTAACCAGTTGTTCACCCAAATTCCGAAAGGCCCGGTCCAGCTTATAAATGACAACCCCTTCGAAAACCTTTTGCTCGGCATCCCGGAGCAATTCCCTGAGTTCGGCACGTCCTTCCATAGACCCACCGGACTTTGCGAGATCCTGGTAAACCCGGACAATGGTATGTCCATTTTGCTTGCAGTATTCTTTGATGATTTTAAGCTGGGTTTCCGGTGAATCCTCTTGCCGTTCGGTTGACATACGGATGTAGGCTGCTAGCTGCATGACGCTTTAATCACCTCATAAAAGAAACCCTCTGGATAGGCTTCCAAAGGATTCTCTATTTTATGTCTCGGGCACTTTACGTCTGGCAGACATATGGAGCAGACGACAGTTTATTTTTTGTTGTTGGGACATTGATTAGTTGGACAGTTAGAATTCTTTCCGAGGCAGCAAAGACAATCTTTGCATGGTCGTGATTTTTGCTGTGGACAAGTTGAGGAATTTTTCATTAACAGGTTTTGGTAACTTGCTTCCCTAGCTTCTTTAGGTAGGTGCTCGTACAACCACGTCATTGTGATGCCTCCCCTTGTTATCGAACGCATGTTCGATTTAATTGTCTTGTCCATTGTATAATTATAATACGACAATATCAAGGGGTTTTACACGGTGATGCTGCACCTAAATATCGACTTATTTCGACTTTCTTTTCTCTTTTATTGCTGCCTCTCCGATTGCCACTACGTCTTTAATTATTTGCTTCATCCTCTCCCGGGAGATGCCTTTTCTCTCATATTCATCAAACAATGTTAATAGCTCAATATCATTTTCCTTTAATAGTTCCGATGGAAATGGATTGCGACCAAGGAGCCAATCGACTGATTTATCGTACAGGTCGGCTAAGCCTTCGATCATTTCTGGGTTGGGACTCCTATGGCCACGCTCGTAGCCAGAAATAGTTCCAATGGAAATACTTAGTTTTTCAGCCACCTGCTCCTGGGTTAACCCCTTTTCTTCTCGGGCTATTTTTAGCCTTAAGGGCAAAATTTTATTTTTCTTCATGATGGCAAGCACTCCTCCCGTATCAGCATAACGCATACTTGTAAAAAAATCTTTTGCATTTCGCGTATTTTTATACTTGACATAAGCATAATGCTTAGATAGAATACAAATAAGCGATACGCTTATGGGGGTGAGTAACATGAACAAGATTAAATATGGAGCACTTATTAAGGAGGTTAGAAATTCTAAGGGAATTAAAGCAAAATGGGTAGCTGAAAAAATTGGGGTTTCCATTAGTACGTATACAGAAATAGAAGCCGACAGAAGAAATCTGACTCTTGAGAGAGCCGAAGAAATAGCCGAAACCCTGGGGGTAAAGCTGCCTGATCTTTTGCGATATCATGTAAGCGAAACGCTTACACAAACCAGCACCACCGGCTAAGCCGTGGAGATGTTCAAGGAAAAGAGGTAGGCATGGACAAAAAGGCCACCGGCAAGAAAGTAAAAAAGGCCGTGAAAGAGTCCGGTAAAACACAAAAAATGGTAGCAGACGAAGCCGACATGTCCAAGGATTATCTTCATAAAATCAAACTCGGAATCATAGATCCGCCAATCCGAACACTCGCTAGAATTGGACATGCCGTCGGGCGGAAACTATCCGACCTCAAAAAGCAGCGCAACGGCGATAAGAAGGGTAGGTGACCATCATATCAGCGGCGCAAGAAATTAAACAGGCAAATCACGAAGCGACAGAGGAACCGAACGAATACCTGCGGCGGTGTATCGAGGCATACAGAAACTTCACATACGAAATAGCTAAAAGCTTGGCCAAAAAGAGACATGATGCGGAAAGGGCCGAGCAAGCCAGAAACGCCGGATAGAAAGGAGACCCCTATGAGCAACACCATCCTACTGGAACAATTCAGGGACAAACAGGTTCGTATCATTCGCAGTATCCCTAAAGATGCATCGGTCCCAGTAAATGACATCGCCGACGCACTGGAGTATGACCGGAGTGCCTTACATCAACTTTTGAAAAGAAATGAGGCTGTTCTAAGTAGATTTTCCTCCATGGTTATTATAACCACGGAGGCCGGACCAAGAGAAATGGTCTGCCTTAACCGCGACGGAGTTATGGGGCTCCTTATGAAACTGGACTTTAACCGTATCAAGGACGAATCGAAACGCCAAACCGTTATCGAATTCCAAGTTTGGGCTATCGAAACACTCGGTCGCATCATCGACGGCGAGTTTCACCAACCCGACTTCACCCCCTGGGCGGACCCCGCCGGGGAGCATCTAAAATATGCAAAACTCATTTCCGATTCTACCGGCGTCAAACCTGGCATCGCCTTCGCCGCCGCCATCGCCCAGGGTCAACTTGAAACCGGCCGGGACCTGTCAGCCTACCAAAAACTTCTCCCGCCGGCTGAACACGAAACCGGATACCTGACAGCCACCGACATTGGCAAGCGACTGGATTTATCGGCGGTAAAGGTGAATAAGGTTCTTGCCGGTGCTGGATTTATATCCAAACAGGAAGACCAAAAACAGCGCAAGGTGTGGCGGATAACTGAAGCGGGCAAAGAACATGGCGAAGAGTTCCCGTTCGTCAAGAACGGCCACAGCGGCTATCAAATTCGATGGAGCGAAAGCGTTTTAACGGAGTTGAGAGGTATAGGCACATAGCCTGGCGGCTTTAACCGGCGCCGGCCGGCCGGTCACTTGGAGAGGTTACATATACCTTACCAAACCCCACCCCGCAAAGCAACGAATTATACAAAAGCGGCATAAAAAGAAAAGAAAGGAGTAAAAACAGTGAAAACAATCGCCAAACCAGTCATCACCAAAAACCACTACAAAAAGAAAAAACAGCAGGGAGTTGATATTCCGCTTGGTTGGAGAATCGCCAACGCCCGCAAAGACGCGGGTCTTACGCAGGAAAAACTCAGGATACGGTTAGGTGTAAACCAGGGCACCGTATCCAAGTGGGAAACCGGGGTATTAATCCCAGGCCTGCGGGACATGGTGAACATCGCCCGGGCTACCGGTAAATACGAACTTTTGGACTACTGCTGTGCAAGTTGCCCGGTTTGCGAGGCGCGTAATCCCAAGCCTGCTATCTAAAACTTACATAAAACCTTATGAGGAGGGCCAGCCAAATGTCCAAATCAAAAGTCCTCACCGCGATTGAGGCAATAAAGGCTGCCAATAAGGCAGTGTTGGAAATCAGTGAAACAAATTTTCTTAGCATCCAAATTTCTCGCGCTGATGATCTGCGAATAAATGTTCACTTCAACTCCATGCAGGACTTGGAGCAAGTCCCAGGCCATGTCATTTATTCCGTGCGGGGGTCGGATAGTTATCCGCTTGAAGCGTTTAAAGTTTATGACGGGGTTCGGTTCTTTAAGCTACTAACCCCGGAAGAGGCTCGGGTCGTATCCGAGATGGAGGGGTTTAACTAATCCCATAACCTTTGATGTTATTGACGTAAATTAGCGGTGGATTAACCACCGCTAATAAAAAACACCTTTTTACTGGAAAAAAGACTCTCCCAAACCTATGTTATGCAACTGAAGAATATTTTATGCGGATTATTGGCCAAAGGCCAAAAAATAAAAGGAGCTGATTTTAAGTGCCTGAGTTCAAGGTTAATGATTACGTCAAGGTCATTGTTCCACCCGATAAAGAACCGCAGTTTGGTTGGGGTAGTGTACAGTCTGGCGACATAGGCAGAGTAGTAGCCGTAGGTCCAGACCGAGTTAGGGTAAATTTCCCAAACCATCGTTCATGGAGTGCGCTTTTAGGAGAGCTTGAGCTGGTCACTGAAGGGGATTATCCAAAAATAACTGACATCCTTGAAAAACACCGCAAGTTTTTAAATAACGAAGAGGGCGGCGAGTGCGCCGACCTTAGCAGTGCCAACCTTAGAGG